AGACTTAATTTTATTCCATACATCTATCTTACCTGTCTGCATAAAGAGCATCTTTAACTCTTCTTCGAATGCTCGAGCTTGCTCAAGAGCCATTTCGATTTGCAGTGCAGTGCCCATATTAGAGCCTTTGCCAGATTGTTTAGCCTCGATAAGAGCCTTAGTAGCTGTACTCTTAGCATCAAACATCTTACCGATCATAGGGGCTAATGAGCCCAGATCATTGGCTACGGCACTAGCCTTCTTAACCATGCTAATTGCTGATTGTATACCAGCAAGAGCTGTCATTGGATCAATCATTTTCTTTTCCCTTTATCCGTTTTGTCATTGTTCTTCCACTTTAAACAACTGACCTTACGGTTATAAACGGGTCCCTGCCATGTCCATCTTTCACAGACGGGGGCTTTAGGGTCATAACCAGCTAACACTAAGGTAAGAAGAATAGTAGACATTTACACACCTAGTACATGGAGTGCATGTGCATAGTGCTTTTTACGGTCCTCGATACCAATGGTACCTCCGTTAATTTTTCTTGTTAATGTCTCTATATCGCCTTGGTCTGCCCATTTATTTAAGTTATTAGTTTCCCAGAACCAGCAAGCACTCTGTGCAGCACCCTCAAAGGTGCTCATGTACTCACTAGCTTCCTCTGCGGAAATACCAATAGACTCAGCAAACCAAAAATAATTATCTTTACCTGTTAACTGTATTAGGCCTCTACCAGAGTACCTATATCCATCTCCTGAAGCCTCATCTCCATTACCCATACGATTAGCATAGACCTTATTAGCGATAGCTTCAGGCTTACCTGCAAACTGTTTAGCAAGTTCATCGTTAGGGAAATACTTAGGGAAGATTCTTCGGAGTGTCTCCCAACGATAGTTGAGATTTTCTTTAATCATTGTAAACTCACCTGACTCATGGGCACATTGAGCAACAAATGCTGCAATACGCTTATCGGTATCAATACCATAGTCGGGTAGGAGTTGTTCTAAGGCATGATGCCAATATGTGACATGCTTATTACGTGGAATAAGTTGTCTAAGCTGATCTAGTGTTAGTATCATTTAAGCGCCTCAAACAGTTTCTTTTGTTGTGTATACCACTCACTCCAACCTTCAACACGGTTAGCGCATAAGTGATATTCGGAATAGTTAGTCACAATAGTCTTTGTGAGTTCTGATAGCTCAGGCTTCTCGTCTGCTACCTTTAGTTTAGGGCACAGAGTAAGTAACTCTTTAGGTGCCTCTGGGAACTTAGCCACTACAGGAACTACTGTAGAGCATCCTGAAAGTGCTATAGTAAACAATAGTATAAGCTTCTTCATTGTGTAGCCGCCTTATTGTGTATTGAAATGACCTCTGGAGGGATCTTACATTGATCATTGTATTTAACAATCTCACGATCAATATATTTGATCTGCACATCGGCAGCCTCTTTAACGATCTTCTCTTTAGTTACTATTTTGGTTACTATTTGTGTATTAACCTCAGACTTCTTAGCTTCTAAGGCTACTATCTGTTCTTCTAGTGATTTAACCCTAGCTTCCCATACGTTATTGCAAGACTTATATCCGGCAATGAATAATGCAGCAAAGATTAAGCCTACAGCAATAGGTCTATAGCGATCAAACTCTTTAACTACAAAACCTAACAAGCCCACCATAAAGACAATAAATACTAACCACATTGGTATATAGTTAATTAAAAACATTGTAATCCTTTTGGCTAACGCCAGTTATAAGAAGAGCGGTAGTGGGACTCGAACTCACATTCCAGAGATAACGTCTGATTCTACCTATTGAACTATACCACTCTAGTGACGCCTTTTACTGTAGCGACAACAGCCCTAAGGTGGGTTCTTGCTGAATATCTCATGAACTTAATCACTTGACTATCAGATTGTTATTTAAATTTATTTGTCCACTTAACTACCCATGCCCAGTAAGCAGCACTCATTCTGCCCTTCTGGATATCAGCCTTATGTCTAGCATAGAAGGCTTCTCTACGTGCTTGATAGGAGTCTGACTCACCATCCTTGGGAGGAGACCCAGTAACACCTTGAGCACCAAAGCGAATAAGCTTAATAGTGCTACCTTCTTTGGCTAACACTGCATGTGAGTTAGTTGAATTACCTGGGGTTTTCTTTGGTTTGTTATAACCTTCAAAGGTTTCACCACGATATTCAATAGCCATGATTATTTCTTCCTACGCTTATGGTAAGACTCATCATGCTTCTCTTTGTAGGGTTTCTTTTTACTTGACATAGTATTCCTTTAAAACATAAAGCCTTTAGTAACTGTCTTAGTACCTGAGCGAACAGGGAATAAGTATTCAACAGCATAACGAAGAGCATCTGTCCAATGTTCTACGTTCTCTGCTTTAGAGATCTGTGCTGTATTAGGATTGTTCTCAACCCATACAGTTCTTTCTAGTGAACGAATAGTGTGCTCTGCTCTAGGGTGTACATACATGTCTATATCTCCATGAGCATTCTTAAACTTACGATTAACAGCAGCTACAGAGTCAACAATAGGAGGGGCAGCCTTATGTGCTCTACAGATAATGCCATGAGACTCTAGGATAGAGAAGTCAGTAGCTCCAGCAACAGCACTAGTCTTTCTGGCTCTTCCTGCAGGGTCTGGATAAGCAAATACCCTATGACCTTTATCTTTAAATTGACCTTTAAGCTTCTTAGCTAATTGTTCAGTATCGAGAACATTCTGCATGTCCTCTAAGATATGTATCTGTCCAGCTCTAACAGCAAAGACTACAGCAGCCATAATGCCGATGTTAAAGTCAATAGCCACATGGACATCTTCTTTGTTTGTTGTCTCTACATTGAAGTAAGGTAGATCAGCAGTCACATGAGTCTTACGATCAAACATGTAGAATACCTTAGCACCAGAGTCCTCAAAGGAACACTCATACTCTCGAGCAAACTTCATAGGGTCAATTAGACGCTTAGTCCTCTCGATCTCTTCCACAGATAGATATGGAGAGTCCCTATAGGTATATCTAAAGGTCTTCCAACGACTATCCATAGACTCAAAGTTAGTCATGTCGTAGAAGTAATTCATACCCTTAGGTGTACCGATAATAAGAGCCTTATGGTTACCTGCCCAACGTGTAGTCATAGCAGGTTGAATGATAGACTCCCAAGACTCTTTAAGTCCTGGCTGCCCAGTCCAGTCAGAGACCTCATCTCCAACAACAAAGTATTGACCTGATCCACGCATCCTCTCAGATGCTTCATAGGACCATAGCTTAAGCTTTACATTGTTCTGAAACCAGAATGTTCCAGCTGTCTGAGATGACTTCTCAGCATAATCCTCTAAGCCTAGATTGTAGGCTAATAGAGGCCAATAAATATCCAACGACTGTTGGTATGTTGGACAGATAATCGAGACATTCTTATTAGGAACATCTTCAGGCATCTCTAGCAACTCATGAACAGCCATTGTAGCAGCAACACTAGCAAGGTAACTCTTACCAAAACCTCGTGAGGCTACTGTAGCAGCATATCTAGTGCCACCCTTCTCTGAGAACAAATACTTTAATACTTCAGACTGACCTCTGTGTAATTTAATTTCATTTGACATTTAAACGATCACATCAACCTTATCTTTGGTTATGATGTCCTTCTTCTTATTACATTGTCTAAGCTCTTCAAGTTTCTTATTGAACTGAGCTAACTCGTATCGTGCTTGAATGCCTTCTTGAAAGATCTTGTTAGAGGCTTCCTTGAGCTTCATTATAGCATCTGTGTAGTATTCAATGCTGTATTCTGCTGCTGATTGTACTCTCATATGTATTCCTTTTTATTGTATACGTAACTGTAATAATTTTATCTATTTTATTTCAGTGTATACTTAATTATTCATTTGTGAAGACAATCTTAAGCGGCTTTTTATCTTCAATTACTTGTTCACTCTTCTCAGGCACCTGTCTGTAACCATATCGCATGAGCGTATTCATGACACTTGTCTGGATGTTCAAGAGGTTCGCTAAGGCCACTGCAGAGTATCTTGTTTGGCCACTCTCCATAGCATTAATCTTATCCTGCACCTTGTAGTAGTGATCCACAAGCTTCTCAATAGGGTCAAATCCTAGTGTTTGAAGCTTCTTAACTGATTCTTTTGAATAGATTGTGGTAGTTCCCTTTGGGCGACCCTGTCCAGGTCTAAGTCCACCACGGGTTCTCTCTGACACATTTGGGTCTTGAACTACCCCAGTTGAGGTATCTTTGACCTCTTTGTTTGTTGAGGTAGTCATAATGTATTATTTCTTATTCTTTGGTTTATATTTCTTGGCTAAATCTAGAGCAATAGCCACTGCTTGAGCATGAGGTTTACCTTCTTTTTCAAGAGCCCTAATGTTAGCACTCACGGTTTTATCACCGTAGCCCTTCTTAAGCGGCATTTTTAGCTCCACGTTTAGCTGTGGTCTTGGCAGGGGCTTTAACAACAGGAACAATGTTGTTGCTGTGTAGTTGAATCTTTAGATCAGAGATCATAGTGAGCAACTCTTCTTTGTCCCTTAGCAACTTATCAACCTTGCCCTCAAGCTTCTTAACTTCAGACATGAGCAGTTCAGTCAATTGATCATGAGCTTCTTGTCGTTGCTTATCTTTGTTATGTAAATAAGTCCAGAAAGCACCTGTACTTAACACAACAATAGC